CTGTTGTCTTGGAGTCTACTTTTCGTTGTTTATTTTATATACTGATTTCGGATACTTTACAAAATTCATACTTAAGAATGCTTGGTAAATTCTTATTTTATTTGTTACCCTACCCAACCATTGGCGATGCTGGGCAGTTTTAAAAGCCAATCGATGCGACAATTTTGCAAAACAATTGTGGTTTCTTTAGAGATCTGAGGGAAGAACCCGAAGCTCACGTTTAATCAAAATGATACACATTTGGACTATATGTCTATGTGCTGATCGTTGAGTTGTCATGACTCATTATTATTTTGAACGGTGAATAAAACCTTTGTTTAGTTTATGGTATATGAGGACCCGCTTGTATATTAAAATTGTAGACGGATTTTCTCCATCTTTCATGCGAGCGCATAGCGAAAGCGATTGTACCCTTGATTGATGCGGTTTGAGGAGAAAAATATTTCCGGCAGGTGTCACCCCCCAATATGTCTAACCGCATAACCCCTCCCCGGTCGAAGGATTCTTTTTCCGGCTCTTCACCAAGACCGAAGATGCGCAGTGATCTGAGAAATATCTCAGATCCGTCTGTGTTCTCCGCGGTTTTGTTTAAAGAGAAAGACAAGATCAAAGATAAGCGTCGATCAGACGCTAGAGATAGAAAAATGCGTTGGAAACCGCAAGCTCGAGTTGCTAATTCAGAGTTTGTTGCTTCCTCTCATCAAGAACCATTTAGTAATGGTGAGATTGCAAAAGTTTATGAATGGGAGCCACAATCAAGTTGGCTTTCAGGAATGAATATGAAACTTGGTCTTGACGCAGAATCCACTGCGACCATCAAAGAGGTCAAAGATTCATTCCATGACCTTGCTGCTTCTTTTGGACAAGTAAAAGCAGAAATTGGATTGAATAAGGAAACTGGTATTTTGGTTACCAAGATGACCGAAGGAATGAGCGATGTTGCAACATTTTTGTTGTTAGTCGCTGTTCTTTGGATCATAAAACCAGAGACACAAAATGAAAAGATCATGGCCATGTTTATGATTGTTGGTGTTTTATCAACGAGGAATTCTTTGAAGGATTTCTTTATGAATTCACCAATAGGAGAATGGCTCAAAGGAAGTGAAATACCGGCACCACAAATGTTTGGCTTTGCTCCTGACTGTGACAGTTTGGCAACAATACTTGTCACAGTTATGAATACTTTTGTTTGTGTTAAGGCAGGTTCAGCTATTTTTGAACCAAAGTTCTTTGTTCGTACTATGAGTGAACTCGGTAAAGCCGGGAGTACCATAACGAACATGGTCAGAGGTGTGAATCTTTTAGTCACCTATGTATATTCAAGTATTGACGCTTGGTATTCTGGCAAAACGTATTTCACACAGACTGGTCACCAGTTCATTGATGTCTTTCTGCAAGAAGCAACAGAGATAATAGACTCTTTTGAGAGTAAAACTCTTTATAATCTTGACTCGTCTGTTGATCGAGTTAAGGCAGCGATTGAACAAGGTACCTCCATTCAAATGAAGGTACCAGGAGGAGGACAATTCACAGGTGTTCGTGCTTGTGTTTTGAACCATATTACAGAGCTTGTCAAAATCAGAAAAGCTCTCATGGCTTCCAATTTTAAGTACTCAGGTATCCGCCAGGAGCCTGCGGTGCTTTATTTGGTTGGTCCTCCTGGCTCCATGAAATCACAAGCGATGCAACATGTTGCGCACTATGTGAACGCACGACTTATGAACAATGCAGATTTTGAATTGTATTGTGAGCAACCAAGTACTGGCTTGCATAATCGTCAATTTGAGAATGATTTTTGGGATGGCTACAAGCAATCTCAGAACATTGTCATTTTTGACGATATTTTGCAGGCTAAGGATATTGCTGGTTCTCCGAACAATGAAGCAATGAATTTCATTAGGAGTGTGAATGTTTTTCCTTATGAGTTGCATATGGCGAAAATTGATGATAAAGGTAGCACAAACTTCCGTTCGAAATTCGTTCTTGCAAATTCAAATATGAAAAACATTGTCATTGATAGTATTCATGACGTTGGAGCGTTTTTGAGGCGTCTTGATTTAGTGTATGATGTCTGTTTAAAAGCAGAGTATTGCATTGATCCAAGCGCCCCATTGTGGCATAGGAAACCTGATAAATCAAAGTTTCCTGTTTGGACTGCTGAAGAAGCTGGTGAAGAGACCAGTTTAATAGGCACAACCCGAACACATCCGTCAATGTGTGACTTTCACTTGCAGAAGTTGAAGCATGGTCACTTTGTTGATGCTGGTGTGGTACATAGTTTTACTCAAGTTCTTGAGAATTACTACCAAGTGTATCTCACCAAAGAAGCTCAGTTTAAGAGTTATCTAAAAACTCTTGATGAAACTCTCTACGGAACACGTGAGAGTTATCAGAAATACCTGTTTGATTTAGGAAGAGAACCTCAAGAAGATTTTGAATCCACTTATGGTACTCAGATTGATCAAGACACAGACGAGATTGAAATGTTTGAACCACAAATGGATTTGGGTCGAAACCCAAATGCTGTGGTTTTTACTACAGATGAGTCTGGACTGGAAACAGGACCTCCAAATGAAGAAGAGTTGTCAACATGCTTGGTTACAGATGCAGAGGCTATTGCTGAGCCCTTAGATGAAGATTATTTGAGGAATTTGCTTATGCTTGCATTTAGAAACATACACGCATACAGACTTTTAGTTTGCGTGATGACCAGAGTTCGTATTTTGAAAAGGCGACTCAATCTCAATATACCTGATCGTGTTTTATATGGCATGTGTTTCAACAGGGTTGAAGCCACTGTCAAATTGTTCTTTGACATTGATCTTGCTAGAGATGGAGGTGTTGGGTGGGTTGAAGATTTATTGGATGAAGCTCATGTTTGTCAAGAGGCGATTGACATTTCGGTGATTTTTGTTTATCGGTTACTGATTTCAGGAGCCGATGAGCCAGAACCTGAATATGAAGATTTACCTCAATACACCCCACAGATGTTGCATTCGAGTTCCAGTCGAACTCAGTCCGAAAGGACTTTGAGTAGACTTGATTTGTTGTCGCATCTGAGTCCGTTGAATGTTGATGTCATGATGGCTATCAGAGCTAGTGATTATCAAATGGCTTGTGCTATGGAAATTGTTATGACTCGTATGATTAATGAAGCTTTTATGAGAACAGGATACATCATTTTGCCTGATGACGCTGCAAATTGCGTCATAGAGGCAGCTGATAATTCTGAACTTTTTGATCTAGACATGCTTTCAGATAATATGGAAGTGGTCATGGAAAAAGTTTTTGATATTTATGCGAGTGCTGAACGTGGTACTACAAGTCAGAGGCGCAATTTGTTGATCAAGAGATGTAAAGATGATTTAGTAGCCCTTGTGAGGAATGAAATTCCTCCTTGGGTTGCTTTCATTGGAAATGTCTATCACAATTGTGTTTTATATTTGGGTCAACTTACTATCATACCAGATGTCCTTCGACAAATAGGATACATGTGGATGGGACGTTATGGCATTTATGCACAGGTTTCAATCGTTGCAACATCCATACCAATTTTTACTTCGGTTTTCAACCTAGTTTTTAAATTGGTCATGCCTTTGGTGTTAGGTAACGAGCCTGCAAAGTCAAAGAAAGGAAAAGAAACTTGGTTGAGGAATCCCGGTTTCAAGACCATGAAGCTAGTGGGTAAGTTATTCCCCCACTCAGATGAACGACGTTCTAAAAATCCTCAAAGATCAAAGGTTACGAGACTTGTTCGACCACAAGCAGGAGATTTATCTCCTCAATCAGTCACGTCTTCGAATCCTAATTTGATTAGCGTCATGCAGATGATGATGCGCAAGAGTATTTTCACTTTATGGGTTCCTCTTCCTGTCGATGAGAGAACGGAAGAGAAGACCCACCAAGGAAGTGGGTTTGCTGTTGGTTTGAAAGGGAGAACCCTTCTCATTCCTTATCATTTTGGGTCTTTGTTGCAAACATATGTAGATGATGAAATCATATCATTGCAAGATGTTTGTGCGTTGAAACGGCCGCTGTGTGATGAGCCTTATTTTTATTTCACTGTGCAAGAATTTCTTTCAGGGTTTTTCCAGTGGAAAGAAGGAGAAGCTCAAGACCTCGCTTTGCTGAGGATGCCTTCTCACTTTCAGCCAGTTAAAGATGTTTTGTCACACTTTGCTACTGAGAAGTATATTGAGAGGTATAAGAAATTCGAGGCGGTTCTTTGGATCCCTCGTGCTGAGGATAATAGAGAATTACACAGTGTTGTTGCCGAGAGACGATCTGGTCCGATTGAAATCGGGAGTGCTCGATATGAGGAGTATACAGTTCAACAAGTTTATGAATATGCTGCTCACACTTCAGAAGGTGATTGTGGTGCGTTGTTGTATGTCAATGACACCTCAAATCCCTCATTGGTTACTGGCATGCACATTGCTGGTTCCACTGGTAGAAAATGTGGAATGGCAGCAGTTCTTTCAAGAGAATTTTTGGAAGATGCTCTCAGTTTGGCTGGTGAAGATTATGTTGAAGAACCTTTGGAGTTGAAGTTTGTTCCTGTTGAAAATCCACATCCGCAAATGGGATGTTTTGGAAAGGTTGTTGATTCACCTGTCCCTCAAAGAATCAAAAGGTCCAAGTTGAGACCTTCTCCATTGAAGGATAAAGCTTGGGTCTCATTGAAAAGGCCCTCAAGGCTCATGCCCTTTGTGAATGAGTTTGGCGAAAAGATAGACCCGTTAGTTCTTGCAACTCATGGTTATGGTCAGCCGGATATTATTTGTCCGGATGAGGATATTGTTGCTGCTAGAGATTCATTGTATGATTATCTCTGCAGTAGATCAACCAAAGATGTTGAGAGGCGAGTTTTGTCTTTTGAGGAGGCTGTTCTTGGGAAAGGTCCTGGTTCAGCTTTCACTTCGATACCCAGAGGAACATCAGCTGGTTATCCATACAATTGCGACGGAGGAATATCGTCTAAGCACCGGTTTTTTGGATTTGGTGAAGAGTTTGATTTTTCCTCCCAAGCGTGTGTGGATTTACAAAAATCGGTTCGATATGTTTCTGATTGTGCTCAAAGAGGAGTCCGTTGTGTCCACATTTTTACGGACTCCTTAAAGGATGAAAGAAGATCTTTCAAGAAGTGGGAACGAGGCGATACACGCTTGTTTTCAGGATGCCCTATCGTTCTTCTCATTGTTTCCAGACAGTATTTTGGCGCTTTTCAAGAGTGGATTGTTGAAAATAGAATCCGCAATGGCGTCGCTATTGGAATTAATGAGTATGGAAGTGAATGGGATTCTCTAGGAAGAGAATTGTTGAGATTTGGTAATACTAATAATGTTGGTGCTGGAGATTATCAAGGGTTTGACAAGAGGCATAAAGCCAAATTGTTGAATGCCTTACTCTGGATCATCAATAAGTGGTACAACGGAACTCCTGCTGAGGAAAAAGCACGGAAAACGTTGTGGCTTGAGCTCACTAACTCAAAACACATCAATGATGGTGTGTTGTTTGAGTGGAGCAATGCCTTGCCTTCTGGCCATCCTTTGACTGCTTTTGTTAATAGTCTATACAATCCTTTGATCAAGAGGATTGTCTTTGACAGAATAGTTCCTGAACCCTTTAGAGGGAAGTTCAATTTTATGGTGTATTTAATAGTGCTAGGAGATGATAACGTTTTTAGCGTTGATCCAGTACTTGTTGAATATTTCAGAGAGGAACTAATAGCAGTGGAAATGCTCAAGCTCGGACAAGTCTATACTCCTGAAGATAAGGATAAGGCTGAACACGGGCTAACTTTGAGAAGGTTAGAAGATGTAACCTTTTTGAAAAGAAAGTTTCGATTTTTCAGAGGTCGTTGGATAGCGCCTTTGGATCTCGGAACAATCATGGATATTCCTAATTGGACTAGAGATGGTCCGAATATCTATGCTGATACAGAGTCTAACGTTCAAGTTGCTCTTGAAGAGCTCACCCTTCATGGGAGAGATGTTTTTGAGGAGCTTGGCGGAAGACTTATTCAAGCAGTGCGTGATACACACGGCTTGTCTGAGCCTGAATGTACGTCTTTCGATGTTCTGTATCAAAAGGTAATTCACAGAGATGGAGATCGAAGTGAATACCGAAGCATCATCCCTGGTTACGGCGTTACTGGTGGCAAAAAGGCGGAACCACAAATTGGTAGCGAACGCTCTGATGATGAACAGGCTGCGGTATTTACCGTTACTTCCAGGATGGCCTGCTGGCAGCCCCAGCTAAATCCAGGATCCCGCAAACCTCACGTTCGCCTGATTCAGCGTCGTGTTGTAAATCGAATTGCTACAACAAATACAAATCCCGCACTTGGAAATGACAATCGGCTCACCGTTTCCCGACTCGAGGCTCAGGATGGCCTAGAGGACAATTCGTCTTCTTCGGTAACTCGAATGGTTTCGGATGCTGATGTGGTGGTTGCAAAGCCACTCATGGAAAGGAAATTAGATAGTTCTCTTGTAGAAAATGCCACGACGGGCAATATGCAGAGCGTTGCTGATTTTCTTTCACGACCGTTGATGATATTTGGAGGCGCATTTGCAACGACTGATATCCCAAACACACCTATTGGAGGTTTTCAATCTCCTCAAGGGCCTCTTGGATTGCCCATCTTCAATGATAAAATCAAAGGAGCTGGAGCTTTTCGAGGCGATTTGCATGTTACTATCAATTTTAATGCAAATCGATTTCAACAGGGCAGATATATGCTTGTTTGGATCCCTACTGGTGGTGCTGTTGGGTATGATGTTTGGGATCGCATGCACAGGGCTACTCTTGTGGAGACTACACAATGTCCCCATGTGGAGTTTGACTTGTCTTGTGATACTTCAGCTACATTGGTTGTGCCTTATGTTACAGCACAGGGATGGGCCGCTACTTCTTCTTCTACTAACCTTACAACGAATTTGGTTGGGATGAATGGATGGGTTAGGCTTATTCCCTATTCACCGTTGGTTGCACCAACTGGTTCGTCCACTGCAAACTATACAGTCTTTGTTCATTTTGAGAATGTTGAGTTTGCCATGGCTATTGCTCCTCAAGCCGGAGGAGCACGAGTCAAAACACGAGTTAGACGCCGTGTTGGTCCTGCAGCGTCTGAACAAAAATCACAGAATATTGGACCTTTGGAATCCGCTTTTTCTTCTCTGTCTTTGGTGGCTGGAAAGATGAACGGAATTCCTCTCTTGAGTTCTGTGTCTCATACAGCTGGCTGGGCAGCAGATCTTGCTGCTTCAGTGGCTGGAGCATTTGGTTGGAGCAGACCTCATAATTCGGAACATTCGACAATGATGATTCCTTATAACAACGCCAACCGAATGACCAATGTTGACGTAGCTGATAATAGTACTAAACTTGGTTATTTTGATCGTAATGAGATTGAGGATGTGGTTGGATTTTCTGGCACAGATATTGATGAGATGAGCCTTGCTTATGTTCAATCGATTAGTGCTTATAATTCAGCTATAACTTGGTCCAACACTGCCGTTTATGGCACGCGATTGGTAGAGCTCTTTTGTTGCCCCAGAGATTATGTCACTACCACAGTACAAAGTGGTGTGAATATTACTCACATGTCCCCTGTGAGTTTTGTTTCTTCGTTTTTCTCTCTTTACCGTGGATCCTTGCGATTTACTTTTAAGATAGTGAAGACGGAGTTTCACTCTGGACGTTTACAGATTAGTTTCTTTCCTTTTGATACCATTAATGGTGCAGTACCAACTTCCCCGTCCACGTATGATTGCGCTTACTTGCATAGAGAGATTATAGATGTACGTGACAAGAGTGAATTTACTTTTGTTGCGCCTTATACATCCTTTTCTCAGTATAGGAGCATGAGTAGTTCCGATCGTCATTATGGAAAGCTTCTAGTTGACGTTTTGGATCCACTTGTGGCTCCTTCCTCTGTTTCGAGTAGTGTATCAATTATCATTGAGGTTTCAGGTGCTGAAGACCTGGAATTTGCTCAACCTGCAGCACCCGCTTGGCAAGTGTGTGCTCAGTATGTCCCACAAGCAGGTGGGAACACCTGTCTCATTGTTGCTGAAGATGTTGGTCATTCGAACATCGGTAACAATGGTGCAGCCGCGAAAGCTTGTATTGGTGAAAGAGTCACTTCCTTTCGCCAAATTTTGAAGAGGTTTTCCCTTTTCAATAAACCTGCTAGCATTGGTTACTCTGCTTCAACAAACATGATGCAGGTGACCCCATTTATCAACAATGTCAGTTCTATTGGTAGCAGTTTGTTGTTCACGCAACCTGCTCAACCAGGCGATTTGATAACTTCAATTTCAGCGTGCTATGCTCTTTTGCGCGGCTCTGTGAGATTTAAGTTTATTGATCCAACTACGGCTACTGCAGCCAAGGTTTTCATTTCTTCGTACGCGTTGGATGTCACCCAAGGTTTTAAGAAATCAGTTGGTTGGACAACTGCCAATGATACAGCGTATTGGCAGCCAAATCGCACACAAGCATTCTTCAGAACTGACATCGGTGGAGTGCCAGAAGTTGAAGTTCCCTTCTACAGTCGTTATCATTCGACAGCAGTTGCGGATACTCTTGCTACGGACAAAACAACTATTCCTGATCTAGTTTATACTGGATTAGGAACAGGTCCGAGACAAGTCTTCAATTACTACACTCCTAATGTCCCTGCTGCTGATCCGTTAGTCTATCGGTCAGCTGGCGAGGACTTTTCTCTTGGTCTTTTTGTGTCCGTTCCCCCAGTTGTTGGGTGGACGTATAACATGAATTGACCATTCTTTTTGGTTTTTCTATTTATTTTTCCAATTCTCTATAATTTTCTTTTTACAACGACCCCAACCTTCCTCTTTCTTAGAGATTGGCGTATGGAAAGCGCTGGTCCCCTAGTAAGATAAATTGTGTCGGAAGGGCGAGTATAACGGGTTTTCTGCGTCGTCACATTTTAATGGCATTAGTAAGCCACAGCCTACAGAAAGGCGTGTGACAATAGTACGCGAAAGTGTACCTGGTTAGGTGTGTGAATTTATTCTCACATCAAACATTTTCTTG